TAGCGGGGAGAAGTTTATTAAGGGCCAAAGAAACCCCTATACTTCCAGCCGCGACCATAGTCGCACTCCAAAAAGTAGCTCCACCTGCAGGGGTGCCGTACACACTTAACGCAATGGTAGCAGCCATAAATAGAACTGTTTTAAATATCTCTCTATTGCTACCACCTTTGGCAACTACTGCGATCAAAACCAAATCAGACTCTACTGGAATACAGTATTTCCATAGTTCTTCATGTATCTCCAGCCCGTTTATAAAAATCGCAAAGTATTCTCTTGCAGCATCAGGGAGTTTCCTCTCTTCCATCACTCGATCTAAAGATTGAGAGAGACTCTCACCTTCTATGATTGCAGAAAACTTTTCCTTTCTATCTTGTAAGGGATTCAGTCTTATATATATCATCGTTTTACCCTGTGTATTGATCTGACCATCTTTGTCCATCTACTGTATCTATCTACTAAACATCCTGAGCCTTTTACAGTGTGAAGTATTGTACTAGGACTTAAGTAAATAGCGATATGACAAGGTATCCCTTGTAGGTTAATCAGTAAAATATCTCCATATTCAGGAGTTTCTACTTCCTCAAAATCACTTTTAGATTTAGCGATTAAATCTTTAGCTATCTCATTATCATTCGGAGCATGATCATAGTAATCTAGTAAGTCGTATCTAAACACTATCTTATAGAACTCTTTCGCCACTCCCCAACAATCCAAAGTCTCATAAGGTATTCCTATAAGATTAGAAAAGTCCTGGGAAAGTGGTTGGAGTGTATTTTTCACCAGCTATCTCCGTGTTAAGGAAGTCATCAACGATAAGCGTGGCCTTTATTGTTGACTTATCATAACTTATATTTCTCATCTTTAAATCATTAACTTCTATTTGAATATCATCAGGGAGAGTTGATAGGATCATTTCTATCTTTACATCAATTGGATCAGTTACTGTCCTTAACTCATCTATTAGTTCAAGCCCTACGTTGTCTAAAGTAATACTAACTTGCCTAAGAGTATCTCCGTCATCATTCGGAAGAGTGACCTTCATAGGATATGCTAGAAAAGTGTTACCATTCGATATGATGTCTGCAGTATTGTTTACTAAGTATAAGCTGCCAAAGGAAGTGTGAGTGAGTGTAAGTAGAGTTAAAAAAGGATCAGAGCTTTCCTGCCCTGTCAACTCCGCTAAGACTTCTGGACTTAACGCCCTCAAGGAAGTAGCTCCCACTTCATCGAAACTCTAAACCATAAACCGCCTTTAGGTGCTACATTCGGGGCTCCTTTAAATCTCCAATCAGAACTGACTCCTGTTAGTGGATGATCAAAGGTGAAGGAATTAACTCCTCCGTTTAGAGTATCGTTATAAAAATTATATAAAGTGAGATAGTCATCTTTTTCTAAGTCAATTGTGACAGAGAACATATCTATTCCCTTTGTATAACGTCTTCTTTTTTTATCGAGCCCAACATCCATGGTAGTTGATATGGAAGTGTCTCCTATATCTAGGTTGAATCCAGATTCATTTATAAATTGTTGTAAAGTTAAAGGCCATGAAGCCATTACATACCCCTACGTTTAAGGCCGAACGCCTGATTAAAAGTTTTGTCAAGTTGTCCAGTTGCTATAGCCTCTTGAGTCTTTTGAAGTATTAAAATATCTATTACTTTAGATCCGTCTTGGTTAGTGGACTCTCTAGTTTCTGTTTCAGTATCTCCAGCTTGATTAACGATATTAACGGTAACATTAGATCCAAGACCTGAAGCTTCTACTCCAAGGTTTCCTGTCTTAGCACGAGTTAGAGGAAGGATAGCTTCACTTCCAGCTTCACCCATAAGGCCTCTCTTTCCTCCACCAAAACTAAAAGCTGTAGGTTGATCAACGACTCCACCCCTAGCAAACTTTAGTAGGTTTCCTCCATCAAAAGCGTTTCCTTTGGCAGATACTGTAGCGTTAGCAAACTGACTGTTGCTTAACTGAGTCCCTGCTGGAACATTCTTAGGCCCTGAAGATACACCTGTTGGCAGGGCATTTAATATACCTGCGGCTAAAGGTTTAACAATTAAAGCTCTAATAATTATACGATTTATATCATCTAATACTGCTGATGCAAATTCTTTAAATTGAAATTTCCCTGTTTTTATGAACTCTAAAAGGGAGTCTTCTAGCCTAGTAAATACATTGGTAATACCTCCAGCTATGCCTTGTGCTAGTGTTCCAGCAGACTTTATATATCCGTCCACTCCGGCAAAAAACGCAGAGCTATTAACAGTATCAGATAGAGCGGTTATACCCGCATTGTATTGAGATACTGTAACCTTACCCCTAGAAAACTTGTCCTCAAGCTCCTCAAGTTTTAATTCATTAATTGCGTTCTTATACTGGGATACAGTGTATAACCCAGTTTGAAAAGCCTCATTAACTTTTTGAATCTCTTTAGCTATGTTGAACTTAAAGAAAGTCTTTACGGGCTTTATCTTGCTTACATCATTTGCTAGAGCATTAATTAGTTTATCCGTCTCAAGTATCCCTTTATTTTCAGCTTCCCTCTCTAATCTATTTTGTAGTATCTTGCCTTGGATCTCCCCAAGATCATTTTTTAATCCTCGCAAGTCGGTTTTGTTTTTAGCTATTGACTTATTAAACGCCTCATCAGCCAACTCAAGCCGCACCTTCAACTCTTCCTTGTTTCCAAATAGGAACTTCATTTTTAATGCAGCCTTATCCACTGCAGTAGCAACTTCATTGATTGATGGGACTAGTTCGTAAAGCGATATTTTAAACTCAGTCCAAATCCTCTGCGCCTGTAGAGCTAGGTTTGTAAACCCGCCTAGAAATGAATTGATCCCGATCACAACCAAATTTAATGCTACAACGATACCAGTTAATATCGGATTTGCTGCAGCGAAGGCTGCTACTGCCAGCCACATTTTACTGATGACAACACCTACACCTATTATTAATAATGGCAATACTGTCGCGGCTAGATGCTGCATCGCTGTTGAAAAATGGTTCATCGCGGCTGCAGCTAAGGCAGCTACTTTTGTATTTAATCCCAGGAACTTGTTAGCATCATTTATCTTTTTAGAAAACTCGTTAGCTATAATCTTTCCTGTCTGCTCAAAGGTTTGCCCGAGGCCATCTGCCTGTCGGTTTAATTCTTTGGCATTTTTAGATAATGCAGTTAGAACTTCTTTAGATGTTATCTTTCCCGCTTCGGCAAATTTAATCAATTGACCTCTTGCAATGCCAAATTGCTTAGCTAGTATCCCAGCAAAGACACCATTGGCCTCCATTACTGACCGGAGCTCTTGGCCCCGAAGTTGCCCACTTGACAATCCTTGTGTGAGCTGGATGGCCGACGCTGTGGCTTCTGCAATGGTCGCTCCAGATAATCGAAATGTTTGTTGGAGGGCAACAGTAGAGGCTAAAGTAGCATCAGAGCTAAGTCCAAGCTCTTTAGTCGCAATAACCATTCTGTTATAAACTGTACCTAGGGAACCAATAGATGTTTTTGTATAATTAGCAGCTAAAGTTAGCTTATTAAAATTGGCCTCAACGTCGTCACCTTCATTAGAAAAAACTCTCATTCGGTCTGTCAGGAGCTGAAGATCATCGGCCATTCTTGTGAGTACTGATACCCCAGAAAAAGCTGCGAAAGCTGCAAAAATTCCAGTAAACGCCCTTCTTGCACTAACCATAACATCAGCAGTCTTCTTGGTACTCTTATTGAGATTTCCCATGGCCCTAGTAATACGTTTAATATCCTTAGTTCCCGTTGCCTCTGCCTTTATTATTATTATTTTTGTTTTTGGAGCTACCACTCTTGGCCTCATCTTTGTTAAGAACTAGTCTATCTACGAGTCTAATGATGTACAAAAACTCATCAAAGTCATCCACTCTATAGATGGTACAATACTCGACTATAGACGTAAATGGTATAGGAGTTAACCCCATACCGCCACTATATCGGCAAGTGGATAACTCGTGGTAAGCATCAATATAAAACTGAAACGGTAGAATGTTTGGCTCTATGTCATCGGGCCGAACTTTTTCCTGCTCTAATAGCTTATAGTAGAACCCAGAACTTAACGCTTTCTCCCATTTTAACACCCAGGAGAACCAAGCTCCTATTAGTTTCCCAGATCTTCTCTATAATGATCTGCGTTACTAGCGTACTCGACTAAAGTATTCATCAGATCAGGAAGCTCAATTAATAACTTAACTGCAACTTCTTTACTATAGTCAACCATCTCACCGTCAACCTCTAAGCCGCTCCAGCCCATTAGAGATCCTTCAACAAAAACCTTGGCCATTATCTCTTGCTCTTTTTCAAAAGATAGTGTACCCATCTCGACCTGTTTTGCATAAGGCTTATGGTATTTGGCCATTGCTTTACGAACTAATGGAGAGTTAAATCCGCCAAAACGCTTCATAGTAAAAGTAGTTTCCCCCAACTGAAAGACAACCCCTTCTTGCTCCTGCGCCTTATCAGTCTTGAAAAGGCCATCTAAATTAGTTTTCATCTTTACTCCTTGGTTAAATTGTATTAAAAATCTACATCCTTATCTATGAATAGACAAAGAAAAACCTCCCGAAGGAGGTCTTTTTGAGCTAAGATCACTAAGATTTTAGTTAGTCGTTGAAATTACCCGCGATATATTGTCAGTGAGGACTCACCACTTGCTCCAACTTTAGCAACTCCGCCCATCTCAAGGATAATATCTTGGTTAGCTCCTGCTGAAGAAGGATCATCAAAAGAGATCTGAACTGCAGGAAGAAAAAACCCGTAGAACCCATCAGCATTTTTAACCATGAAGCCGAGAGAGAAAGGAACTTGAGATAACTTAGAGGCCATTGCTGCCCAGTTATCATCAGCTAAGTAAGCTGAGATAGAAACTCCTATTTGTGCCGTGCCACTTGAGTATGAGTCAGGGGCCGCTTCTCCAATACAAGTTCTAGCGGTATCGTTGTTATTAAGAGAAAGCTCAACAGACTGAATACAAAATGTTGTATCGTCTAGCGTACCTGTAAGAGCGTTAGCTACAAAGGGCATATCAATTGAACCGTTAAGAGAGTTAGTTGTTGCAGAGGCGTTTAGTGTACGGCCATCAGTCATAAAATCGGCCGCCGCTGAAACAGGCTCGTGATCATTACCTTGCATTGTAAATGATACGTTTGCAATCTCTCCGTAGTTAACATTGAGATTCATGTTTCCAGCTAACATACCTCTGTAGTTAATTGCCTTTGTAGTTAAATCTTGAAAAGACTTTTCTACTGACATACTTGACTGAGTAGTCCCTATAGAGATCTTATCAGCTACGACAAATGAAGTTCCTGTCCCGACTTCATCAACAAGTGTGTCCGGCCCTACGATAGCTATCTCTGTGGCTGAGTTAATAACTGTAACCATAACTTGAGTATTGTTATTTGTATCAGTGAAAGAAGTAAGAGTTAAAACATCTCCTACAACTACATCAGTGTTCCAATCACCGGATGCTCTAGTAAGAGTATCGGCTGTGGCACTCATAGTGAGATCAACTGCGATAGGGGTATCAGATGCCCAAGAACTTTGCATTGACGACTCCATCATAAGATCAAGTGCATCTTCTTTTGCTAGTTCCATACTAACGTCACCTGAAACTGTTAGCCCTGTTACGACCTGTCCTGAAGACAATCTGTCAGTTCTAATAGTCTGAGACTCAGTTGTTTCTGGAGTTCCTGATAAGGACTCACTGGTAAATCTGGCGGTTTCAAAATTGCCAGCTCCAGGAGTAACCCCGTAAGTTGTTTCTTTAATTAATGCGATTCTAACTTGGTTTGAGCTTGACAAAATATTCTCCTTGTTACTTATAAATGTAAATCTTTCTCATATTCAATTAATATTGACGCACTGGAATAACCCGATTCGAACTCTATTGTTGTTCCCTTCTCAAAGTTAGGTGGGGTTAATGCAGTAATCAATATATCTCCAATTCGCTGCCCTCTAAAAGAGTTTATAATAGTTTCGGCTCTAGTCAAGATAGGATTAGCAACTCCTAACTTAGAGGGTTCGACTACATGCAACGCAATTGCCCCTACTTCTCTATAACACCCTTTGGTATTATTAGTGTTAATACCAATTGGCTCCTCCATATTACCTATATATTGTATCCCTAGCCAATGGTCTGTAAACACCAAACCAGCATTTGAAAGTACATCCTGTAGATCATCATAGACCCCAGTAAGATCTACAACATTCTCCGTCGGTAAATTCGTAGCAATAAAGGAAGCTACTTGACTTCTAACGTATACACTACTCACTGCAACACTCCCTTATTTTTAGTTCCGCGGCCACTCAATTGAATAACAATAGTTGGGTATAAATACGGCCCTCCCCTTTCGGGTTTGGCATAAGTTGTTCTTCTAGCACCAGCTTGTTTTGACAACCCCGATACTCCAAGATTACTACCTAATAGCATCTCAGGTTTAATATACCCTGTACTAATGGAACTATACAGTCTTTTTACTGCTCTGCCTACAATCCAATAAACTCCGTTAGGTGGCATCTTAGTTGTTATCCTAACCCCATTACGTATACGAGGTCTATCCCTTTTACCCAGCTTAGGACGCTTTGCGTTTATTCCCTTTGCGGTATTTCCATCTGTCTCTAGTTTCCTAGCATAAGCTGAAACATTGACAAACCGAACCTTCTTTCCTGCGAAATCTATCTCGGGTAATTTATTAGTCACCCACGTTTTAAGTTGGGCCGTTGTCTTAGCAACGACAACTCCATCGAAAAATACATAATGTCTATTTTTATAATCTCCTTTGCTTACTGGAGATAAAGTTTTTATTCTGTGGTATATGTCTAGAAGGATAGGGCCTATTTCTTCTCTAGCAAAATATCTGATGCGTCCTAGAAACTTAACCAACTCTTCTGGGTTATCTAGAACTCTATCAACTTCTCTTCTGTATTCTGGGTCAAACTGATCACGACGAACTTCTTCTCTAACAACGTCTTTGGCTATCTTAGCGTGGTCGGCCCTGAACTCTCTTACAAGATCATCATAGTCTTCTTTACCGCTGGCAGAACGAAAGCCAGTGTACTTCTTACCGTCAAAGTCAATACCTTTGGAAGTGATAGATACATTTAACCCACCTTGTGCCATTAGTCTGTTCTCAC